ATACATGCCATCTTCGCACTCTAAAAAAGTTGGAACGTTACTGCCTACTGTTTTAATATATCCGCTAAATACTTTTGTAATGTTTGGCACATAACCTATACTTACTTCTATTTTATCCCCACGTTTAAAAATTGGATTATCTCCTACAAACAAATCCGCACCTTCAAAAGTTAGTTTTCTAGGTATAGTAATTTTACAAGTATCAGTTAAATTCTCATAGCTACTTTCAATTTCAATAGAATGTACAAAATTAAAGGTAATATTTTTACTACCCGAATCATTTGTAATATTTATTTCGCATTGTGATTGTAACATTAGAAAAATGCTCTATTTGTATAAACGTCTTTTTGTGTATTATTTGAACTTAATTCAATAACACTATCTGATAGCATATTTATTTCAATATCAATTATATTCCTAGCTCCTTCACGTTGTCCTAATTTATAAGATTCAATTACTACACTAGTAATTTGTAATTCTTCTAAAAATCTACACGATATAGGAATAGATAAGGGAGCTTTTAAATAAGCCACTAAACTATTTAATTTATTTATATCTGGTCTTTGATTTGCTACATCTCCAACAATAACGCCTTTTAGATTGATTATAAAATCTCCTTCACTCATATACTCTTTTACAGAGCCATTAGTTCCAGCTATTGATGTTCTTACAATGTTTTTAGTTTGGTTAATCTCTATTAAAGCAGTATCAAAAGTAAATGGAGCAATTATACTTACTACTCCACCTCCAAAATCTTTAGATGCTGTATAGCTTAATTTATTTCCACTATTAGCATTAAAAGAAAAAACATCAAAAGTAGGCATTCCAAACTTACTTGATACGGTTAAATCTTCAATAAACTGTTCTTTTGAAACTTCACTATAATTAATAAATGATTTATGTATTGCCGATTTAGCAATAGAACCTCCAGCCGCCTTTAATATTAATTCAGCTTGACCTTTTATATTTGGTGTATATTGTTTTGCCATTATGCCATTGCAGTTAAATTAGCATCGTTTACAGCTTCTAATAAAGCCTTACTAACCATTTCTTTAATCTTTGCAGTTCCTTCTGTTAAATTGGTAGTTTGTACGTTTAAACTTTCTACTAATTTAGTAATATTGATAGTTAAACTTTGTGGTCTTTGTCCAGTTACTTCGGTTCCAGTTCCCAATGATTTAGATGTTGATGATCCGCTACCATTTAAAGATTCTCCACTTTCGATTAATGTTGGATTTTCTTTAGATTTTAAAAGTTGTAATCCACCTTGTAATCCTGCTACTGATTTTTGTATTAAAGATGAGCGTATTTCAAAACTAGCAAAATCTTTATCCCTATCAAATTTTTCTTTACTTAATCTCGATGCCTCTTTAAAGTATTCTAAATTTTGTTTTATATCTCCAAAGTTACCAGAACCTCCAGTAACTACACTTTGATATTCAGCAGCCTTAGCTTCAAAACCTCTTAATCCACCACTTAAACTAGTAACACCTAAATTAGCATACATATGATCTAAAAAGCTAAATTTTTGTTTAGTGCTTTTCATTGCTTCATCTAAGAAATTTTGAGCAGATAACTTTGTATTTAAAGCATCTGCCATTTTTCCAATAAAGTCTAAAGTACTGTTTATAATTCCAGTTTGTGAGTTACCAATATTAACTTTAATTTGCTCCCATGTATCAGCTATATTAGACCATCTACCCCCGACTGTTTTAGATTGATCTGCCATTAAATTAAAGAATTGACCACCTTCTCTAGTCATATCCTTAAAAGCTCCTTCAATATCTCTAAATCCTAATTTACCATCATGCACCATTTTATTAATACCTGCGGTGGTAGTGTTTAAACGTTTTGCTAATACTTCATAAATAGGAATACCACGTCCAGCGAACTGTCTTAAATCCATTAATGTTACACGTCCACTTGTTTTTAATGTGCCGTATAAATAAGCAATATCTCCTAATGGAGCACCAATACCAGCAGATACATCTCCTAAATCTCGCATAGTTTGAACTACATCTCCAGCCTTAAATCCATAAGCTAATAATTGTTTACTAGCATCTTGCACCTCAGTTAATTGAAATGGTGTTGTTTTAGCTAAGTTCATTAGCTGCATTTCCAATGCTTTAGCAGCTTGTTCGTTACCACGTAGCATAGTTTTTATACTTGCATGGAATTTCTGAAAGTTATCTAAGGATTGAAAAACAGCTTTACCAAATGATACTATTCCACCAATAGCAAATGTACCAGCAATCATACCACCTAAACCCCCTAAACTACTTTTTAAACCACTCATTTTACTATCTAATCCTTTTACTTGATTAGCAGCACCCTGCATAGTTTTACTAAATAAATCCTTTAGTCTTAATGTATATGATAAATCGTTATTCGGCATCTTGTTTTTTAAATCTAATTCCTTGATATTCTACACAATAATCCATTTCCGCTACTCTTTTAGCCCATTGGCTATCTGTTAACTTGTCTGGATTTTCTCTATAAAAAAAGCGGATAAGTGCGTTATTTCTTGCTATCTCATCCGCTTCTATTTGTGCTTTATAAAACTCTAATTTTTTTTTAAAGTTGCTTTTTGTACTGCTAGTAAATCAACTACTCCTTGTCCTGCACTCTCAATTGCATCATCATTTCCTATTACTAAATCTAAATTATCTCCGCCAATATAAAGTGCTTTTAAACACCCTTCTACTGCCATTTCAAATTTATCTTTATTTACCAAACTACCAACCATTTTACGAGTTGCTTTATCTGGTTTTTTTAAGAATAAAGTAGCTGTTGAATCTTCATCGTCTGTATCTAAAAATACAGTCATTTCTCTAACTACTCCGTGAATCTTTTTTAAACTTTCTTTTTCAATGTTTAATTCATCTTTTGTTTTCATAATCTTTTATTTAAGGTTATGCAAATATAACAAAAAATTTTATAAATACTGTACGTGAGAAATAATTAATTCTAATTCTACTGGCATTGATGTATCTCCACTTGATGCCGTTCTTTTGTTATTCATAAAACGAACGTTTTTTAATACGTGTTTACGAGTAATATTAGCTACATCTAAATACATAACAACAATGTCAAATTCTGGAATATCTTGAATACGACCAAAAGGGGCTACTGTTTGGATGTTTTCTAATTCCTCCATTAAGATAGTCATTTTTGCTGTTGGTTCGATTTTACCATATCCACGAGATACTGGCAAACGACCAGCTCCATAGATATTTTCCATTCCTTGTTTTTCTTCATATTCAATGTTAGTTATTCCAATAACTGGAACACCTAAAACATTTACTAATATATCTGCCCATTCATAGGACTTTCCGTTAATTAACGGTACTACTGGATATGCCATGTCTTATTATTTTTTAAATTGATAATGCAAAACCTATGTTTACTGTAATTGTATCAGCTACTCCAACTGGTACTAATTTAACTGCAATAGTTAATTCGTTATCAGTTAAAACATCTTGACTAGGATCAATAGTTACTTCAAAAGCAGATAATTCAAAATCTCTTTGCATTACTTCTAAAGCTCTATCACATAAAGAATTAAAGAATCCTATTGTATCTTCTGATAAAGTTCCATCTGCATTAATAACTAATGGACTTGCTAAAGATGGTAATAAGAATGTTCTTAAACTTGCAATAGCCTTATCAATTACTCTATTGTTATAGATGTAAGTATAATCGCTAGTTCCTGCAATACAAGTGTTTGGTTTAGTAAAGTAAGAACCTACAAAACCTACATACTTCTTAACGTAGTTATAACCAAAATTCTCAGTATTAACTAAACTACCATCAGTAACAGTAGTGTATAAAGTACCGTTAGCAAATGCTAAAACATCGTATTCAGCAGCAGCAATATTAAATTTCGCTACCCATGCAATGCTTTCGTTTACTTTTGCTAAAGCGATTGCTCCTAACTCAGTACCTAATCATCCAATACTTTTGTTAGTTGCTTTCCATAACTTAAATCCGTTATTATCTCCATCTTGACCGATGCAAACACTTACATTTTTATTGCTTAATAGCTTTAAATTTGCTAATGTAGATAAATCAGTAACACCACTAAATTCTGGTTGATAAACAACAGATGAAATAGTTTTGCTATTAGTTTCTAAAGCAGTTAAAACAGCTTGTAAAGTAGTAGTTTGAGCAGTTGCAAATGCAGTAGTTTTTTGATAAATACCCATTTGTTTAATCTCACCTTGTGCAAAGTTTTGCATTAAAGTAACACTTGCAAATGTTGTAGCATCAGCAGTAGCGTAAATACCAACATATAATTTACCTTTTGGTTGTATTCTGAAAAACTCAGATACATGGTAATACATAATGTCTATTTCAGAAACTACACCAGCTACTACGTTTTGAGTTAAAGTACTTGCATAAGCACCAACAACTGTTTTAACATAAGGAGTGCCACTATTTAAAAATACACCTTGATTTTTTGGAGCTGTAATAGTTACAGTTGCTGTACTAGCTAAAGCAGTAAATCCGTGTGTTGGAGTACCTAAGTTAATTTCAGCAGCTATTCTATCAGCACTTGTAGATGTACTAACTGCATCAGCAGTAACGGCTGTAAACTCGCATAAAGTAACTGTTCCTAAATCTGCTTTTGCTGGAGTTGGATTAGCACTATCAATAGTTGCACAAGTTAATTTATAAGTATCTCCTACTGTAAATTTAGTAGTACATAAATCGGTTGCTGTACTAGCAGTTGCATCTGCCGATGTGTTTATAATTCCTAATGCTTCTGCTTCCTCTACTGAATAAACTATTTTTATTCTGTTAGATGAGTTAAAGCCACTTGGCAAAGTAGCAGAGTAGAATAACATACCAGATATATAATCTGTACCTGCTAATGGTCTACCTAAACCGCCTTGTCCTTTGTTAAATATAACGTTATTTGCCATTTATAATATTTTAAAGATTATTTTTTCTTTTTTGGTTTATCTTCAGATACTTCCTCAGATACTTCATTTTTAACAACAAATAATTCTAATTTATTGCTTTTTGCATATTCTTCTACATTAGAGATTTCGGAAACATTATCTAAGTGAAAAATAGCTTTATTACTTGTAACAATTACAATACTAGAACTTTCTAATACATCTTTTGCTACTTGTTTTGCTTGGTTTAAATCCATTTTAAGGGTATTAAATAAAGGGGTTGCACTACACAACCCCCTTAAAGATTAATATTAGTTAGCTTGAACGATAGCTACAATTCCAACTTGTGATGTACGCATTTTAGATGCACCAAAGTTTTGTAAAGCAGATAAAATAGAACCATAGTAAGCAGGATCATTTTCATTTACAAATACATCAGCACTTCCTTTTGCTTTTGCAACAAATGAAGGATGGTAAGCTAAACAAGCTAAGTTGTCAGTAGTAGTAGCAGAACTAGGTGCACCAGTACCATCAGCAACAGTTTTTAAAATTGGTGTAGCTGTATTATCATAAACAACTACTGTTGAACGAATCATAATATCAAAACCATGAATACGATTAACAACACCGTTAGGTAATGCAGAAACACCATAAGATTGCATTTGGTAAACATCTTGGATAGCTAATAACTGACCGTTATAAATGCTAGATGGCATTAATAAAATACGTCCTTCTTGTGGTACGTTTGCAGCATCTAAAATACCTTTTGCATTTAAAATATCAGCTAAAGTAATTGCTAAACGTGTAGATGTAGCAGATGGAGCTAATGCAGAAGATACAGCAGAACCAGTAGTTTTAACGAAAGTACCAGCACCAGCAGGCGCCCATTTATATAAACAGTGGTTAGTAATAACCTCGTCTAAAGTATTTAATTGTTGGCTTAAAACACTCATACGCTTGTCATAAGAGATATAAGATGTTTCTTGTCCTCTTTCAATGTGGATAGGCTCTACATAGTAAGTGTCCATTGAATAAGTTAATTCGCTATCTGTTCTTTGAGAGATAGTTGCAGGGAATGAACCTAAGTTTTTAGAAATAGTTGGATTTGCTCCAGCTTGTGGAACGTGAACTGTTTTGTAGTTTACAAATCCATCGTGATTTACTGCACGATTAATAATTGCGTTATTCTTGAAAAGGTTTTCTTGAATATCTGCTAGCCATTGTTCTCTGTCTAATGCCATGATTTTTAGTTTTTAATTTTATGTTTTTTTATTTGTTTATTTATTAATCTACTTGAATTTTTGCACCGCAAGGATAAAAAGTTGTCCCATTGTACATGAATGATTGCGACCATGTTTTTCCTGCTGAACCAGTTACTACTGGAGCAATTACAGAACCAGAAAATGTTACGGTTTCTGAACCATTAGTTTTAACTACCACAGAAACCAAAGCACCTGCTTTTAAAGAACTAGCAGCAGTTAGGCTAAAATTAGCGTTTGCTGTTAATGTTGGAATAGCACTCATATAAACTAATTGATTAGACAATGTAACTGCTAATATTCCACCGCTAGCTGCACAAGTGAAAGATTGAGCTGCGCCAAATGGATAGTTGATTACTTTTGTAGTTTGAGCATTAACAGATACTACTGCTAAAATTGCTAAGATTGATAATAGTTTTTTCATGTTTGTTTTTTTATTTTTTATAGAATTGATTATACATTTCATTGTAAACTTCTGGAGTTGAATTTCTGATTTCAGCTAATCCTTTAGCATCTTTCTTTTCCCAATCTCTAATAGTCCATTCAGAACGATCTTCTGTACCGTTTTTAATAACTACATTCTTAACATCAAATACCTTTACAGCATCTTTAACGTTATTAATTTTGCTAATCATATTAGATACAAACTCAAAGTTGTTTTTAGCCATTTCGATAGTAGAATCCTTTTCAGTTTCTAAAATCTTTTTTTCTTTAATGGCATTTTCAACTAACTCAATAGCTTTAGTTTCTAATTCTTTTGCAGCTAATTCTTTAGCTTCGTTTGCTTTAGCTTCGTTTTCAGCAACAATAGCACTTAGTCTATCAACTTCTGCTCGTAACTCAGCATTTTTAATATCCTTTTCTTCAATAGCAGAAACAATAGTTTCTTCATTTGCTTCATTGGATAGTTTCAATACATTTTGTATCTTTTCCATGTTTGGTTTGTTTATGATTTTATTATAAATTATAGCCATATTGCTAAGGCTTTCCGATTTACTGATTTTGTATTTTTTTACACTTGCAACAACTTCATCTACTAAACCCATGTTTAATGCTTCGTTGGCACCTAACCATGTTTCTTTATCCATCATTGCAGATATTTCTTCTGGAGTTTGTTTTGTTCTATTACTTAAAATTGTAACTAAAGTGTCTTTAACTAAATCTAAAACAGCAGAATCATTAACTCCACTTGGATTATGTAGCATTAAAGTACCAAAGTCTGCCATGTAGCACTTTTTACCAGCCATTGCAATTACACCACTAATACTAGCGGCTAAACCATCAATATAGGTATCACAAGGGACTTTTGAATTAAGGATAGCAGATACAATAGAGTAACCATCTAATACAGAACCACCAATAGAGTTAATTCGTACCTTAATTTTACTACATTTATCTTGTAAATACTGCATTTCATACGCAAAAGAACTGCCAGAAATACCATATACATAATTTCCACTAGCATCAACAGAATCTCCTATTTGACTATAAAGTAAAATAGTTGCTTCATCTTCACTGATATTTTTTATGTATTTAAAATCCATTATACAAAAATAATTACTATATTTGTTTCAAATCACTTTAGTTACTATAATATGGGTAAAGAACACTCTCCAGATGATATAAGAAAAAAAATGTTATCTTATAAAGTAAGAGTAACAACTAGAATAAGCGGAACGGATAAAAACAAGTTTATGCTTGATACTTTGAAAAAAGGAGTTACAGAAAGTGTATTAGCTAAAGAAATAATTAACATTCATTATTCTTTGCAGGATCAATTCCCTGAGTTAAAGACTATGGAGTTTGTTGAATTAAAGAAATATCTAATAGAAAAAATTAAATTAAAATGAAAAAACTAACACTAATACTAGCATTATTAACCACGTTGTGTAATGCTCAAACAGATTATATCAAAGTAATTAACGTAACAGATACGGTTAGTGTAAATGATACTATCACTATTGTATTTACCAAAAATACTAATAACGGTGGTAATGGTATGAGCCGTTTGCAATTATGGACTTCTACCTATTTACAAGATTGTATGTATGTATCTAGTATGATGTTGCAATTTGATAGTGCTAATACTTATAAACACAAAGTTAAAATACTACCTATTATGGGTAATGGTAACGCTAGAATATACTCTAATGCTACAATAGGAGGTTATAAATCATTTTATATAAAACCTTTATCGTATGTTGGAATAAATGAATTATCTAAATCCAATGTTATAAGTGTTAAATATTATGACATTTTAGGAAATGAAAAACCCTCACATAATGAAGGTTTATCAATAGTGATAACAACGTATTCAAACGGTTATCAAAAAAAGGAAAAGATTATATCTCTACAATAATAAATTTATTGTTATTAAAATCAATACCACCACCATTAGTTGATGCTATTTGTAGCTTAATTACTTTATTTGGAGGGACTGACATAACAGTAATACAAGTACAAACCCCTAAATACAAATCCACATTTACAGCTAATACATCTAAATAAGATTCACTTATATCTTCAGAAACACCATCTACCAATATCTGTAATTTTCCACCATCTCCAGTTGAACCAGAAAACCTAACATTTGTTTTACCTTGTATTAACCATGTTCTAGTAATACCATCATTAGGAGTTGTGTATGTTGATGCCGTTAAATCAATGTAAGATGTACTAGTCGTGTTTTGATTAACAGATTCTATTTGACTTGTAATTTTACTTGAACCATAAGCACTAACTAAAGCAGCGCTTGTAAAATCTCCGCCGCTAGCAACATCGGTAGGAATATATTTGAAAATATTATGTACTGTTTTACTAACAGAATCACTAAATATTAATGGATCAGCGGTTGCATCTTGCGTTTGTGTTAAAATAAATCTAGCTACATTTGTTGCACCATTTACAGCAGTTGTTTCGTAATATTTACCGCCATAAAATAAAGCTCCAGCAGTAACATCTTTGCCAGCATCACTAACAACACATCCACTAATAACATAAGGAACGGTTAATGAATAACTACCTAAATTAGATGTTATTAAAGCCTTTATAAAAGCAGCTTTATCTTCTTCGTTATAGTCTTGTAAAAAAGCTAATGAACGACCAGTAAATGGTTGTTTTGATGTTGGGCTAACTATCTGGGTAGTATCTATTCTTTTCATTTCGTATTATTATTAAATTTATTTAAAATTAAACATATTCCTATCAAAACAGATATATTAAATCCAAAAAAATAATATACCGAAAACAAAACGGAACACTCAATGGTTGACGTTATAAATTTACTTAAATCAAATGTTATATATTTCATTATATTGTTTTTCTTTTTTTATAATATTCTAATCTATATGCGTTTAATTTTTCTCTATTTTTCAATTGGTATTCTTTTTGATATTTTTTAACCAGGTCTTTATCTTTTTTATTTCCTTTATTCCAAGGTATATTTCCCTTTAAAGTTTCTGATATTTTATATCTAACTGATTCTGGCTTTCCTTTTCCCCTATTTGATGCTCCCATTTTATACTTAGATTCTTCTGATGGGTTTTTTATTCCATCCCCTCCATCACTTAAATTAACTAATGAACCTAATCCTAAATCTAATCTACCTATTTTTTTAATATATTTTATTTCTAAATCAAACGCTTCTGATTCAGATAAATTTTCTTCTATAATCAAAGAATCATAACCATACTTATTTACTAAATTATTCCAATGATTATTTCTACCAAATTTAGTTATAAATCTATTACCTTTTCCTTTTCCAACATAAAAAATTTCGTTTTTAATAGGATTAATATGAATATATACATAAAATAAATTTTCCATATTATGGGTAGGTTTGAATATCATATTGAAACCCGATTAAATTATATTTATCTGCAAAGTTAGTTATTAATCCATCAGCATTAGCACCTAATGAAGTGTGAAATGCTACTGGAACAAATATAGTATAATCGTATATTGCAGTTGCATAAGTAGCGGTTAAATCCATATAATCCTCTTGATATAAGCTATCTAATGGCATTACGGATGATTCTTCGCTATCCGTGTCCATTACAAATACATTGCCAGTATCTACAAAATTATTAGTTATGTAAATACCACTAGTTATAAAGAATTTATTTAATGCAAATTCAAATAATAACTTTTGAGCTGAATATTTAACACGTTCTTCACTACCTATAAATACATCATTTACTTTAACAAAATAAGTTGTATTACTTGGAAGTATTCCAGCAGTTGTAACTTTTATACACTCATAAATAGCTTTATCCGTCCATCTTATCCTATCTTGTACTGCATAAGTAGCTATAATACTATAATCAGTATAAACATTACCATCTTTATAATCTTCAAATATTAAAGACCATTTATTTTGAATAGGTTTAGCTAAAACATACAACCACGCTAAGAATTTATTTTCTCTTAGTGCAGGCGGTGTTAATTGCTCACTTACTACTTCCGTATCGTAATCGTATAATGCCATTACTGAGGTGTAAAAGTTAATTTATCTACAAATGTATTACTAGCAGTTGTTTCTTCTACTGCATAACCAGCATATAATTGATAAGATGGTATTAATGTAGTGCTATTTTGTACCATATAAGTTTTACTAGCAAAGGCAGTTGCATCTGCTCTAACCGCTACATCTTCTAAAACAACATCATTAACTCCAGTAACCGATTGAATAGCATCTACTAAAGAAGTTAATCTAATCTTACCATCAAAAGGTAAATCAGATAAATAAGTATTTACGGCAGCAATAACAGCATCTGAAATAGTAGCGGCATATTGACCATCAAAGTAAATATTAGCTTTTAAATATAATTTATCAGATGTTAAAGAAGTAGCAATATAATTAACTCCTGCAAAACAAATATCATCTAAGTAACCATTTAAAGAAGATAATTCTGGAGCAGATAAAGCAACTGGAGGATCGGATTTAGCAACCTTAACTAAAACAGTTCTTTGTGCTGTTCTATTTACTGCTGCTCTAGTAATTAATAATTTAGTAGCATCTACTGTTGTATAATTAACTGAAAAATCAGTCCCTACTGTTAATACTTGTGGTGTAACTGAATCGTATTGAAATTTTAATACTTTATCTTGTAACCAAGCTCCAGAACCAACTGCTGCATTAGATATTGCAACCTCTAATTTATCCTTATAAATATCCCATAACGTTTCTTGTAAAAACATTTGTGTTGCAATAATATATTTCCAAAGTTTATAGATGGATGAGTTAGAAGTAGAATTTAAACTACTTAAATCAGTTTGTGCAGATTGTTCTGCATCCATTAAAGCTAGTATTGTTGCTATTGACCTTGCCATTATGTTAATTCGTCTGGTGTGTTAATTGTTGCATTAATAACTGGTGTTA